AAATTAATTGTTTTTGCTTGTTTTCTTGAAATTTTAGCCATGTCAGCTACTATTTGATGAAAGTCAGCAGACTCATCATCAAATTGTTTTTTTAAATTTTCAGTTTCTTTACACTCATGTGTAATTGCATAATGAACTACAATTCTAGGTTCTTGTTGTGAATAATCAAAACTACCCCAAAGGTGCTCAGGTTCTGGTAAAAAAACTTCTCTCATTTTTTTACCTATGTCTCCTTTTGCAGGAATTTGTTGTAGATTTGGGTTACTCATAGAGAATCTTCCAGTAACTGTTCCTCCACCTTCTGATCTTATTTGATTTACATCTGCATGAATTCTACCTTTGTAAACAAAACTTAAAAGTCCATCAACAAAAGTGTTAGCCGCTTTATCATATTCTCTTGCTTCTGCAACTTTTCGTAATAAAATATTACTATGAGTTTGTAGATAATTTTTTGGAAGACTAGGCATTTTTGATTTTGGAGTTTGTTTATAATTAGTTATTTTTTGATGATTTAACAATTCTTTTATAGAAGAAGCAGCCCAAATTTTAATATCTAAATTTGTTTCTTTCTTTATTTCTTCTAATAATTTATCTCTTTGTCCTTTTAGCTTTTCTCCAAGAGCTTTTAATTTAAAGACATCAATTCTAACGCCCTTAAATTTCATGTCAACTAAACATAAAAATAATTTAGTTTCTAATTCAAATATTTTTCGACAAGTTTTTTGCTCTTTGTTCTTATTAATGTATAATACTTCGTCTAATTTTTTATTAAAAAGCTCCCATAACTTGTAAGTTAAATTAACGTCTTGTTTTGCATACTCTTTTACCAAAGATGCAGGTAATTTGTGCATATTTGACATAGGGTCTTTTACCATTCCACCAGACCACTCAATTGTTTTTTGCTGTAAATCATATTTGTATTTAACTTCATCTAAATAATCTTTTGATAAAGAGTCTAACGAATATCTAAATCTATTCTCATCAATAACAGATGCAGCTATCATAGTATCTACTATTCTACCCTTCATCATTTTACCTGTTACAGATCTAATCCAACACACATCATACATTGCATTATGAAATACTTTTGTAATGTCTTTGTTTTGAAATATTTTTTTATTAAGAACTTCCCATATTTTATCTATTCTTTTAGGATCTATATCAGTGTCAGAATGTTGAAGAGGAAAGTAAGATGTGTCTTTGCCTGTTGCAATAGCAATACCACAAATAAAACCATCGTTT